ACGGGAATGTGACACCATCTGTGCACTGCAGACGGAAGCGTTGTGAATGGAAAGGGAATGGTTCTTCGGGAGCTGTGACTTTGCCAATGTATTCACGTTTCCGGATGCGCACTGATGCGGCACCAGAAGGAGAGAATGACAATTGGTTCGGTTTCATGGCATCACCAGACACAATGGAATTGTGCTGAATGGTGTAATTGCCACGGCCTGTGATTTGACTCATCAGTTCACCGGCGGCACGGCCGAGGCCGCCCGCGCCGAAACGTGAGCCAATGGCTTCGCCAGCAGCGCCGAAAGTACCTTTCGGCAGCCTTTTGAGCACGTTGTTGTCAACGGCTCGCAATGCTTTCATGAAGTAGTTTCCTTTGCCCCTGACTGTCCGGCCGCCGGCACGGAGATCCATGCGGCCGCCTTCGGACATCAGGTGTTGTTTCCAACGGCGCTCTCTTTCTGCCGCTGGGAGAGCCCGAATCTTCGGGCGAGACATAAATGAGGCTTTAGTAACAGCCATGCGGAGTGGGGGAAGTCGGTATTGCACGATTCAACCCCCGCTCCGCCGTCGCGGGGTTCCGATTGTTTAGTATAACGCCAGATGTCGGGAAACTAGCGTAACGCCGCTACTGCTTGGATAGTGATGTCCGGACTTCTAGCTCGAGGCGACGCCGGGTCTTTGCCCGTTCGGCGTTCACCTCCTGGGGGAGCGAGTCGTCCTTCCTGGCGGCACTATATTCTTCAAGCAGACCTGCCTTTCGAAGATCCTCAATCAACTCTTTGTGTTCCTTGGTAGTGCGGCGTTTCTTCTTCTTATCATCCTTCGGCTCACCAGGGGTGGGCTTGGGAGGGAAGATCTCCGACCCAGGGGTTGCCTTGTCGTCATTTGGGAACCTGTCAGCCACCTCTTTTGGCAAGCCGAAACTGTATTGTTCAGGCTTTTCATAGGTGGTAGTGTTGGCGGTGTCCTCGACACCTTCCCAGGCAATGGCGACTGGAGCCACCTCCATCATTTCTTCGTCAGTGGGCTCAGGTTTCGACCAGAGGGTAGGACACTGTCCTTTGCCGTGTTTCACCCAAGCGTTGAACTTGCACCAATCGAAGCCAGGCATCTGGGTTTCGAAAAGGTCTTCAAAATCGCCTTTGTGATTAACGAAGGTAGTGTTGGTCTTGAGGCCAGTGATGGCGAAGTATGGATGGAGGTTCTGGAAACCCAAGAGTTTTGAGTTCAAGGCCTGTGTCTGCTGCTTTCCTGCGTCCTCCAACATTTTCTTGGACCATTCCCCGAAGAAGTCGCTGTTGCGGTCTGTGACTTGGAGACACATCGCTTTCAGCAACATGGATTCGTGGGCGGTGACAGTGTCGGTATCAACGAGGGTAGTAGCAAGTTTGCCGAGCGTCCGCATCGGATCTTGAATTGATGAGGGCGACCCATGAATGGGGTCGTAGAAAATGCGGCCAAGGTAGGGGATATTGGTCTCAGAAATCTCTGATTTGATAATGAAACCCATAATCTCTGCAGCTTGGGCGCAGGCGGCGGCTGAAACGTCGGCGGTTATCCCGTCATCTCCGGAGTAAACGCCTAGTTTTGAATAGGCTTCGACGGAATCATGGCCGTCTTTGCGAAGCGCTATATACGCGTAAAGACCAGTCAACGGCGTGTTGCCGTAGGTGGTAAAAGGACTCCCACTGCCTCGGGAGCCTTCAAATTCGTGGGTTACGCGTTTTGTACCAGGATCGCCGTACAGGACGCATCCACAGTAATCGGTCCAGTGCCAATTCTCGATGATCTCGTGATGATCTTCGTGGAAGAGTTGTTTGAGCAAAAAGAGTTCGATTTGCCGGTCGATCTCAGACACGGTTGCGTCTTGGGCTGTGAAATCGGTGGCATTGATCTGGCCTTTGTTGGCGCAGACCCGGAGAACCGATTCGGTAATCTCACTGGGATTCTGACCACAACCAACCCATTTGCAGGCTTTCAGGGCTTCAGCATAGGCTAAAGCGATCCGGCCGCCAATGGCTTGTTGCTCAGGAGCGAATGTGCAGATGGGCCTCGCAGCTTTGTAGGGTTTCGCAAGCACTTCACGTTTCAAGAAACCAGCGCGTTCTTCGACATTCATGATGTCATAGACATCCTGAACTTCCTGGTATTTGCGTAGTTGGTTCTTGTTACGTTCTTCTACATAACGTGCTTCGTCATATAGTTCCAAGCTGCCGCTGGTATGGTCCGCGGTTGTGCCTCCAAGAACATCGCATTTGATATGGTCGGCGAATTCGCGGACGAATCCGGCAAACTCAGGGGTCATCTTATAACCTTTGACTTTATCAGCAGGGTCACGGAGACGCCGCTTGACTGTGTCAGCGCAAGCACCACGCGATTTGGCGTGGACGAAGTCGCAACCAGTGATGATTGGCGTCATAGCCCTATGGGCTTGGACATCTTTGACGGGAACGTTATCTGCTGCCTCTTCCGTCTCCTGCCGAACAATGGTAGGGACGTGGCGATAACTGTAAGTCAATTGAGGTTCATCATAAGGTTTGCTTTCGAGATGATTGAGCGCAATAGTCAAAGCGGCTGCATTGCGGGTTACCTCGTCGCCTTCCGCTTTCGTCGAGACGCGGACGTTCGACAAACTTGGGTCGGATTTGGCGGTGGTAAGCGCTTTGGTTGTGTCCGAGGCTGCATCGGAGATGAGATGCGCTTGGAAGGAACCGAGGAAAGCAGCGTAGTGGTGTGCTGGTTTGGAGCCTTGTTGTTTGTACTTCTCAGCCAGGGCAATGTGTCCGCCGGCTGTCTTGAAGACTCGTGGCTTGCGACGCTTGAGAGCTGCGTCGAGGAGAAACGGGCGAAGTGTGGCACTAAGCCCTTTGAATTTGGTGTTCGGTACGATCATAACTACTGAACGGTGCTCGCCAACATCGATACGGAGAACTCGGTGGCAGTATAAAGTGCATTGTCGGACATCGTATGCAGCAATGAGGACCAGGGAAGTGATCACGAGCCAATGGGTGGGTGTCAGAAACGTTGGTTCAGCATCCCAGGGGTAGCTGACAACGAAGGAGTGCCAGTCGAAAGAGGGGTACGGCCAACCGTTGAAGACGGCGAGCCAACCGACAGGCAGTCCGAAGTTTGCGGAATAATGACACATGGCAGCGATGATCCCAGCATTGGTGTGTCCGAAGATATGCCAGACGAGAACTGGATAGTATTGGTGGTATTCGAACCACTTCCAGTGCCCACCCCAGTAAGGGGAGAGCTCACTGTTGTCGATGAAGTTGCAGTAGACGTTGTATGCGTAGATCACGAAAGCCAGACTGAGGCAAAACTTGGCGAAGCGGGTCATGCTATATTCGTAGCTGGTGGTTACCAGCCCGTCACCTTCGAAATCCCAAAGCTGATCGACATAATCAGCTGATCCGACGCCGGAAGTGATGAAATTGCCCTCTTCGTCGTAACGGAAAGAGCTTTCATCACTGTTACCGGCAACGGTGCTTGGGTTCCAAGTATAGAGAGCATGAATGTGGCCATTGGATAGGGTGTGGTTGGCATCAGATTCTGACTTGTGAGTGAAGGTATCGATGTGGGAGATCAGGGTGGCACCAAGACCAGTTTTGAGGGTGTCATACTTCAGCTGGTCAGCCGTGTAAGACCATGCGTCCTTAGCGTCTGCAATGACACGAGTGCCGTCCACGTTACGCATAGCGTTCCGGTTAGACATTTCGTCGTCAAAGTGGTGGAGGCCATTGCGTTTGCAGAAGGCCTCGATCATGTTGCAGGCAGCAAGGCGGCGTTGGGCGGCCTTAGGATGGGGCTGCGTTGCATCTTTGCTAAGGTATGCACGGTCAAGCATGAATTGGTCGGGTTTGAATTTGTCCCTGATTTTGCGGGCATCGAGTTTCTGGTAACCTTCGGCATCACGGAAGCTGTGGTAAATGGTCTCCGGTGGGAATAGGCCATCGATCAGGTGCCTAAAGTACATAGGACTGAACCGATTGAGGGCAGCGGAGGCATAGAAGTGGAAGCACAGCGCCATGAACGCAAAAAGAACGTACGGAACGACGCACGCTGAGAAGATCAGCGAGGGGTCGCGCAGGGAGGCCGAGAAAGCGTGATACGCGAGAGTTGGGAACCAGAGGAGATCAAAGGTTGTGTCTCCAAAGGTTGTCGCCAGGGCAGACTGGCTGGGATGTTTCAGTTCGCTGATGACGTTGCTACGGCTGCAGTAACAAATCAGTGCGATGACGGAGGCGATTTTCTCTTTGCGAAATTTCGGCTGAGTAAGCCAAACGGGAATGCAGATAGCGGCGTTCCAAAGGACATGCCAGGTGATCATGGTAGCAGACAGGAAACCGACGAAAATGAAATCGCAGCAAATCCTGAAGGCAAGCCAGAGGTGGTGCCTGACACGGTTGGGCAACGCGCCGTAGAGCGCACGGAGTGCGAGTTTGCACATGAGCAAGATAGTGTGGAAGAGCCACACCACTCCAGAAGAGAAAAGCTCAGCGATAAGGTCAATGAGCTGATATGGAGTGAAATCGACCCGGGGAACATTGAACATTAACATTCTTTCAAAGGGTGAGTATTTAACCTCAAGGAACTGTCGTATTTACCCTGGTCTGTTCTGGACCAGCGAGGGGGCGAACGAGC